TCAGCTTCAATTTGATTTAGCCTAAACTTACGTTTAGCATCTTCCCTAGCTAAATCTCTATACTCATCATATTGGTCCTCACTAAAGTGGAAAACATTATGATAAATCCAATCAGATGGTACTAAACCTTGGTCTAACATCTGTTGTGCTAATTCTGTTTTTGATTTTAGTAATTCAATTTTTTCTTGATCATATATAATTGATGGTGTAGTCATTGATAATTCAAAATTAGTCAATGTTTCATCTGTATAACCTTGAGTATATAAATGTACTAATGCTATTTTATTAAATTCCGATAAAATAATTCTTTGTATTCTATCAATGGTACGAGCAAATCTAATATCTTCAGCTGCTAATGTAGCTTTACCTTCTGTATTTTCATCGTACCCTAAGAATGCTTTAGGTATTTTAAGTGCCGCAAATAATTTATCTCTTAAATATTCTACATCTTGAATACCATCATATGATAAACCTGGTGTTGTATCAATTTTAGTTGCATTATCATTTCCACGAACAGGAATATAAAAATCTTCAAGCATGTTTTGCATGTTGTATTTTAAGTTATATTCACCTGTTTTTTCATCCATCATTGGGGTACGTTTCATACTTGAAATAGTTTTTTGCATAAATGCTTCTACTTCATTTGGTGGAATAGCTCCAACATTTACATAAAATACTCTTTTTTCTGGGGCACGAGCAATTCTATGAATTAGCATCGCGTCTTCCATTAATGTATATTGTTTAAATAATTTTCTAGCTGGTTCAATATATGCTCTACCATAAGGAAGATAATTAACATCTGCTACAAATCTAAAATGAGCCATTTCGTAATTATCAAATACTATACCTCCTCTATCATCTTCTACACTTTGGTTAGGTACATTATAGTAACCATAAGAACCACCTGCAAATCCATCTGGGTTCCATCTATATTTTACTTCTGATGGGTTTTCCATGTTTTGACCTTCCATTCTTTCAATGTGATATGCTGTGTAAGGTATTACATTATACACTCCAAATTTTTCTGATATTTCTAATTTTAAGAAGAAATCACCATATTTACACATTTGTCTAACCCACATCCAAGCATTAAATTCTATATTTAAAACATCATAGAATAGGTTATATAATATTTTTTGAATATCTTCATTTGAACTTCTAATTTGAAGTACTTCACCCATATCATTTTTAAGAGTAGATTCATCAGCTAAAATATCTAATGCTGAAGCAATAATAGCATCTTGATCCATTATATCATATTCTGAATATAACTGTGGTCTTAAATAATTGTAATTTAAGTTAAATTGGGCACCGTATAGTGATGAGGGTGCTGTAGAGTAAACTCTATTAAATCTATCAACTAAAGCATTAGTTTCATATTCTCCACTAGATTGGATATGCCCTGAATCTATTGTTTTAATTTGATCTCCTCCTACATTTCTTATCACAACATCTGTTGAGAATAATCTTTGTAATCTTGAAAATATACTAGTATTTGCCATTTTTATATATTAATTATTGTTATAAATATTATTACAGTAGCCAATCAATGTTTTCTTTACCATTTTTTGTATCTATACTGTAAGGATTTTTCATTTTGTTAGTATTACTATAGCTACCTTGGTAAGCTGTTCTATTAACTTGCATATTATTTAATGATTGTCTCGTTAAATCAATCCCTCTTTGTTTAAATTTTAATGCTGTATCTCTGATGTACATAGCAATACTAAAAGCCATAACTAAATCATCATTGTATCCTGATTGTGCTTCTGGTCTTCCATTACGCCATATAAATGTTTTCATTTCTTCTATCAATCTTTTAGATTGTATCGTAACCCCTTTATCGCTAATATATTCTTGGAATTTACCTATTACCATAGGTCGCGTTCTTGATGACATAGTAAATCCAGGAACCATTTTTGAATGGTCTTGATATTTATCAAAATACGAATTAACATTGGCTTCTCCACTCTTTTGTGAATAGTAAAGATTTTGATATGCTCTATCAATTACTACCTGTATAGTTGCCCAACCAATATTAGCATTTTCTATAATTAACATTGCTTCATTATATTCTGTAGCTATACCTACTAATAAATGTCCATATTCTTTAGTACCAATTTGCCCTTTATATTCAGCTACTTGTACATTTGTTTCTGTATCTATAACATGAAATGCAGAATAATCTTTTCCATCACCTCTAGACACATCAGCTACAACCATATAACTTCTAGAATAATCTGCTTGTTCCCAAACCCATAAATTTTGGTCATTACCTCGTTTTTCTAATGGATCTTTTACAAATGATTTTTCATAATATTCTATATATTCAGGATAAAATACTATATCACCAGAAGTACTAAAATCACAATCGCACTCTTGTGCTGCCATTCTAGGATCACCTAATAATTCATCTTGTCTTTTTCTCCATGTTTCATCTCTTTCAGGGTGAACAAACCAAGGTAACTTAATTGGTAAAAAATCATTTTCTCCAGCTTCCGCTCTAGTCCAAGTTTGATGGAACCAATTACCTGTACCATAAGGAGTAGATAATGCTATACAACCACCACCTGTTGCTAAGGTTTGCTGTGCAGATGCCCAAATTTCACCAATATTTTCAATAAATGCTGCCTCATCAATTAGTAGCAAAGATACTGCTTCTGATCTACCTGCATCACTTGAAGCTGAAGTCGCTTTAATTTGTGACCCGTTATCTAATCGTAATGTTAATTTGTTATTTTCAGGTGCATTTAGCTTAAGCCATGAAGGTAAGTTTTCATACATGAATTTTACCTTTGTTACCATGTTTTTAGCTGTATCTTGTTTAGTTGCTATACAAAGTATGTTTTTATCCTTATGAAATATCATTAACCATAAAGAATAACCAGCTGATAATGTTGAAATACCTAACTGTCTAGATTTTAAAATAATTGAATACGGGTTATCACGCCATAACGTTATTACTTTATCCTGGAATGGGAATAGATTAAATTGTATGCGCCCACGTTGTGGGTGTTGTATATAACAGTATTTACGCATAAAATGCACGGGATCTTTAGCACATTTTAAATATTCTTGACGTATTACTTTTTTTAAATCTGACATACTATTTAGCTAATAATAACACTAACCCTCCAACTACTAATGCACCTGAACCAAGTTGGAACAGTTTTGTTTTTGCTTTTTGTTTTTTTAAATCAAGTTGCAGTTTTTTAGATAATTCTTGTGATATTACTAACTGATCAGATTTTGTCATCACTATATTTTCAAAATTCATAACACTATTATTTAGACTAGTAATAATACTATCCTTAAAAACTATTTTTGTTTCTATTAAGTTTAACTTAGTAGCTAATAAACTTAATTCTTTTTTTGCCCCATCACCAGTTATTAAATCTTTAATTACTAGTTTCGCTATTGGTTTTTTTAATTGAATCGTTTTCTTTGTATCGTTCTGTGAAAAACCTTGTAAGCTCATCATCATTAAAACTATCAACGGAATTAACTTTTTCATTTACTTTATATTTTAAAGTGACAATCTTTTTGTCTTGCTGACCAATTTCTAGGTCTAATTTATTTATTTCTTGATTTAAGGTGTCAATCTTAAATACTAAATGGTCATTTGCACTATGTAAAGAATCAACTTTTGCTTCTAAAGCATTAATTTTTACATTATAATCCACTACATATTCTTCATCCCCTAAAAATACAAAATAAATTAATGTACTTAATAGGATAAAAATTACACTATAAGTAATTAATCTTTCTTTAGACAACATCTTTTTCTAATTTTGCAACCAATGATTCTAATTCTTTCTTTTGTGGGGTTTTAGTTCTTAAGATATTTTTAATTTTTTCCTTTTCTGCTTCATCCCCAGCACTGTATTTACGTGCTAATGATTTCATTTCTGTTGAAATAGATTTTAGGGCTTTAATTGCTAGGTCTAATTTTTTATGTTTACCCCTAGCTCCTTTAGCTGCTTTAATTGCTTTAGCATCTACATCATCTTCATCATCTACATCTTCTTTTAAATTAGAATTCTTTCCTACTAACTTATCTGCTTCTTTATCTCTACCACTTCTTCTTAAATAATCTATATATCGTTGATCATCTTCTTTAGGTTGTATTTCTTTCAAAGCATTAATTAGATCACGAATTGCTTCGGTTTCACCTACATTTCTATACTTCATAAATCTAGCTACAGCTTGTCTTGCCATTCTAACTTCTTCAGATGAAGGACTTTCGGTTAGAGTGTCTACGATATTTTCTTTTATAAACGATTTTAATTCAGATTTCTTCATTATATTAGAGTTTTTATTATAAATATGTTAAAGACTAGTAATATTCAATATTTGTTCAATACGTTCTTCTGTGGTACCCTTTATAGTTTCTATATTTTTCATCATATATGCATATTTTCTAATAAAACTTGTAATAGTAAAATCTATAACATCTCTATAGTGTTCATCTGTTTCACGTACCCCATTATCTTCAATAGGCAAGCCATCAGGAGAAATATAAAAAATATAATCATATTCTCTAATAAATTCTTTTGCATATTCTATAAATTTATCTTTATCTTGGTAAGGTATAGATTTTGCATTTTGAGTGAATGCCATAACATCAATAATTGTTCTATCGGTTATAATATCATCATACATTAACTCACCACAACGTTCAGCTAAAAATACTGTCTGTCCTTTTAATGTTGAATCAGTATTTAAAGGAATGCCTAATGACATTAAATGTTGGCTGCGTTCTGTTGCAAATTCATATTTATCAAACTGTGGTAGTTTTTTTAAAGCATTAACCAATGTTGTCTTACCTACACTCATTGTGCCACATAAACCTATTTTCATATTTAATTTCTGTGATTTTGCCCTTTTGGAGCTGGTTGCTTGTACCAAGGTAAACCTGTTCTACCTCTAACTGTTTCCTTATAGTCAGCTTCACTATATTGAATACCATAAAGATAATATTCTCTCTTCCTTTCAATACCTTCAGGTATTAAAGCAGGTCCCTCCCAGTTATGTAATTTATTATCCCAAATATAGGCTATAGTCCCATCTGCTTTTTTAAGTTTTTGGCTAATAGGCCAATCTTTGTCTTTATTTTTCATACTCTAATATACGTAAAATTTATATGGATTCCTAATTTTTTAATATATGTTCTGCAACATATGTCCCTTGTGCACCACTTACCGTTATACCTCTAGCTGATAGAGCATCTCCAACGAAATGGACATTACTATACTTGGTGAGTGCTAAATTGGTATAA